GAGCCGATCTTTTTGTAGACTGCACAGGTTTTAAAAGGTTATTAGCTAAGCGTTTAAACTTTGAATGGGTTTCCTATAAAAAATACCTACCTCTTAATTCAGCAGTTGCTTTTCCTACAGAAGAAACTGAAGAATATAATTTATTTACTTTAGCTAAAATCATGAAGTCTGGATGGTTATGGAGAATTCCAACTCAAACTAGAACAGGAAATGGATATGTGTTTAATAAAGATTTCACTAGCCTTAATGAAATTGAAAAAGAAATTCAATCTCTCTATAAAGAAGATATTAAGATAGAAAGATCTTTTGAATTTGAACCCGGGTATTACAAAGAAATGTGGAAAAATAATGTTGTGGTAGCTGGTTTAGCTGGCAGTTTTATAGAACCCCTAGAAGCAACTTCTATTGGAAGTACTATTCAACAAATGTTTATTCTCATTCATTTCTTACCTGCCAATGATATAAAAAGTAATAATAAACAATATACTTATTTAATGGAAAATATATTTAATTTTGTAGCTTTACACTATCAAGTTAAAAAAGATGGTTCTCCTTTCTGGAAGCATGTTCGAGATAATATTCCTACCACTGATTTTTTAAAAGAATACCTTCCTATTTGGAAAAAGAGATTGCCCCAAGATGGAGATTTTTTAGGAGGTTGGGATATGTTTAGAGGAGCTAATTTTATTAATGTATTATTTGGATTAGATCTTTTAGATTTGGAAGCTATTACTAAAGAGTGTCGCCTTCATCCGTTTGGAGAAAGATTTAATGTTACTAAACGATTTAGAAGGCAAAGAAATTGGGAAGCCCAGTGTCTTAAAATATCACATAAAGCCTATGTCAACTTAGTTAAAAATAATAAAGATAAAGAACTACAAAGGAAAAATGAGATCTACTAAATTTTATAGAGCAGAAACACCAGACCTTAAAATAGCTAATTATCTTCCTAATTGGGGAATCCTCTCGGGAAAGATGCCTGCTTCTTTATTTACATCTGTTAAAAAGGAAGTTAAAGAGATTGAAAAAA